TTTATAATATTATCGGCTGTATAATATATTTTTAATTAAACTAATAAAAGAAAGGTAGAAAGTTATGTTAAACATAGCACAAAAGCCAAAAGTTGCGGCTAAAGTAGAAACTAAACCTACTATAGCTAAACCTAAAGCTAGAAAAGTTATGGACCCTAAAGATTTTAAAGGGACATACAAATACGATAGAGATGGTAAGATACAAGTTGTTGTAGCTAAGAATCCAAAAAGAGAAGGTTCTGCTGGTTACAAAAGATTTGGTCTATATAAAACAGGTATGACTATCAGAGATTTTTTAATTGCTGGTGGTAAAACAATCGATTTAGATTGGGATAGAGAAAGAGGTTTTATAGCAACAGAAGATAAAGATAAAGCAACTTCTGCAGCTAAATCGCCTAAATCAACTTATACTTTAAAATAATTGTATAATCTTGATATTTTATTAATTAAATTAATAAAGTAGTCTATTTGATAGGCAAGTTACTTTTTAGATACTTGCCTATCTTTAAATTAGAAAGAAGAATATGAATATCGCAAAAATCAAAAGTACTTATGCTTTTGTAAATAAAGTTTCTATAAAAGATGTCAAAGTAGGAAAAGTTTATTATATTGATAAACATCATCATGGTATTTATAATTATGATATTACTATTGAAAACCAAAGAGTTAAATGTCTCCATAACGATATTAAAGGAGATAAACAAGATATTTGGTTACAATTAGAAAAACCACATAAAGATTTAGATAATGAAGATTGGAAAAACTCATTAATATTTATTTTTCCTGATGATGTGCATTATGACGATTTTATGTTATACAAAGGAGAAAAAGTAAAATGAACGAAAAGTATGCTGAGATGCCTAGTTATTTATCAGAAAAAATATTTAAAGGAGTAGCTTTTCTTTATGCTCAACATTTAAAAAATCCACAATCTCCTAATTTACCAGAAGAAGTTAGACAAAGACTTGAATTTTTAGAAAAGAGTGAGGGTTATACACGTCAAGAAATTAGATATGTTTTATTACTATTATCTCTTCCTGAAATAGATGAGGTTTTAGCTAAAAGTAATGTACTTGAAGAAGCTTTTGCAGCTAAACTTCATAGTGTACATTAATTATAATTTTATTGTTTAATCTGTTAAAACTTTAAATATTATAAAATTAAAAGAAAGCGAGAATATATGACAATGATAACGTTTAACAATCAAGAAGAAAGAATTAACTTTCAGATTGCTATGTGTTTACAAATGCTTAAATCAGAAGTTGAAACTGGTCACATTATGTGTAGTCCAAGTAAAGGTTCTACAGTAAGAACTTTATCAAGATATTTTATAGGACTAAAAAAAACTAAAAAAGGAGCTTATAAACAACTAGTAGATGCTGGTATTTATAAACTTTTAGAAAGTCAAAATGCTAATAGTTAGTGGATTAATAATTATAGGAATTCTAGTTGCTTTTTTTCTCTCTCGCAGCAACAACGAATATAGAAACTGGCGTAATGAACAGTTACGCCAATCTATTATAAGGAGTAAAAAATATGACTGAAGCTAAAGTTTGTTGTATTTGTAACAAAAAATTTATTGGTTGGGGTAATAATCCTTATCCAGTAAAAGAAGATGGAGAGTGCTGTAAACCTTGCGATGACAATGTGGTCATACCTGCAAGAATGAAAGAATATTCTAATATGCAAAAAACTGAATCTTTTGATGATATTAGATTTAAACAATATGAAAAGGAAAAAAATGAGCTTAACTAAACAACACTTTGAAGACTTAGCGCAAGTAATTGGAAATACAGATACTTATGAAGAATTAGCTTTTCAATTAAAAGGTTTCTGTAAAAGACATAATACTAATTTTAATGTAGTTAAATTCAATAACTACATCATTAAAATTAAAAATTTAAAAGAGGTTAAAAGTGCCTAAAGAAATTACATTTAAAGATATGATTGAAGATATATATAAGAAACCTTACGATCAAGTTCCTAAAGAAGAAATTAAAAGACAAGCAAGAGAAGTCTTTTGTTTTGGCTTTTCTAAAGAAGATTTAAGTGATGATGGTTCTGATTTAGAAGCAATAAAAGATATAATGAGTAATTAATATTGTTTAATATTGTTATATTTTTATTACTATTATTTTATAAACTAAAACTAAAAAGGAGAGAAACTATGAAAATGAAATTAGCTTATAATATAGGTCTATATAGAGGTCATGTGATAGATAGAACTATTGATGGTTATGTTATTTTCGAAGATGATAAGGTTGTATACTATACTGAAACTAACACGGACGATGCTGCTATTCGTTATCGTGCTATGGAAGTTATAGATAGAATACATCGTGAAAGAAGAAAAGAAGTTGATGTTAGTATTCAACGAGTAGATGCACAGGTATATAGACATGACAACTACTAATTATTGGAAAGTAGCTATCTATTCTACTGATAGAGTAGAAGGAGGACAAGAAGAAGGTGGCTGGTATTTTACAGCAGGCGAAAGAGTAAAAGAAGGTAAGATTTTGTTTAAAGATCCTAGAAAAGCTAATCGTGCTTGTGCTTTATTTAATAAATTATATGGTAAAAAAATAACTTCTTGTGATCAAGGTCTTGAAGCAAACTATTACTATAGAGGAACACCAGAACACTTCCCTAAATACCCACCGTCATATTCTTAATAGACAATAAAAAATTAATCGCTATATTGGATAAATATGGCGATAAGTATAGACCTAATCAATCAAACAAACGAAGCTACTTTATCGGACCTCGAAAAGAAGTTCTGTGAGGGTATAGCAGCAGGAAAAGGTAAGAGAGAAGCGGCTGTTGATGCAGGTTATAGTCCTACATCAGCACACGTTCAAGCTGCACGCAACTTAAAGAAGGATAAGATTATACAGTATATTGACCGACTGCGCACGGACGTGAGGCGCTTGACTAACGAATCAGTGTCAAAAGAGGTTGAAAGACTTGACTTGTTGATCAAGGATGCTCTGAAAGATAGTCAATATTCAGCAGCCGTGAATGCGATAAGACTAAAGGCGCAGCTATTAGGGTTCTTGGTTGAGAAGAAAGAAATTAAAACAAACACTCTTGATTCAATGTCCGAGGAGGATCTAACTCAATACTTGACCCAAATCCGCGTGGACCATGGGTTGTTGATTGATGATGCAGGCGGCTTGATCATCGGTGATCAGGTCGATGACGTTGAGCCACAACAACCTTCCGCAACCGTCCTATCGGATCAGCAAGGATCAGTGACACATGTGCTCAGCTCGGAGCATCAGGGATCCGGATTATTAAAAAAAATAGCAATTGAATAATTATTAAGTATTAAAAGGATCGAATAAGAATAATTAAATATTAATTAAATTAATTATAAATATGATATATTTCTTTAGGCATATTCTAACGGTATTTTTTCTTATATTTCTATTATTTCTTATAAGTGTTTAAATACTACTTATAGGCGAATAGAACAAAAGTAGCACAATGTTAAAGCATTTTTATTTCATTAATAGTGTTTTTCTTGTTCTAATTTGTAAGAACATATATATATTCGAATCAATCTATTAATTTATATCTAATATAATTATTAGAGTTAATAGATCAGAAAGAGAGAAAAAAATGAAAGTAGAAAAAAAACCAATCATAGAGAATAAAGTTGCATTATCTTTAAGAGAGAAATCAGCTAAAAAAATTCTCTTCAGATTAGTTAATACTAAGAGACAAAAAACAAAAGCATTTTCGATTTACGAAAACGCTAAATTCTCAACAACTATCGATATGGCTTTCAATAATCAATATCGTAAAATTGATATAGATTATGATACTACTAGCAACAATAGATTTAAAAAATGTAATCTATTAGTTGATGATAGTTTATTTTTAGATGTTAAGAAAAAATCTTTGTACTTAGATTTATTAAACTCAAATAAAGAGTTTATTAAAAATAACAAAGTTTCAAGTGAAATTATCGATAGTCAAAAACACTTTGAAAATTTAGTAAATAACCTTAAATAAATAATTAAATTAAAAGCGGCAGGGAAATAAATCTCTGCCGCTTTTTTTATGCTTGCGGCAAATGATACACGGCAAGTCAGCCTAAATTCAAGAATAAATAAAAAAGAAAAAATAAATCTAGGATCTAGGATCTTTAAAAATCGTATTAAGTTTAAATGAAAAATAATCTATAAAGTTTAAAATCTTTTTGCGGCTTACTAGTTAAAGAGTAAGTAAAGGGTGATGAATAACCGGTATCCATATAAAAATTTTGTAAAAAAAAATTTTGCAAAAAGATACTATCTATTAGATTTTGTAAAAAAAAATTTTGTAAAAATAGACCCTCTTGAAAATTTTGTATAAAAAAATTTTGTAAAAAGATACTATCTGTTCAATGTCTTACTTAAATGCTAGTATCCCACCAATTTATTGTCAAATAAGGAGGGAATATCTATATGATCTCAAACTCAATAAAGGAGAAACTGAAGACTGTGTGGTCTTTGGTCTTACAAGCATACCAGGGCGGGCTGTATTATTTCATACGTTACTTACAAACGGTGCAATCTTTTGGCGACTACCTATCTCTGCTTTTATTCAAAAAGGATTTGAATGCAGTGGAGTTCCGAATCAAAATCTCGTTGATCTTGAACTATGGAATTCATTTAGCTATTATCCTAGTGTTAATACTTTTGATTTTCTAATTGGACAAAAATGTAAATACCTTGGGGTAGATAAAAAATTTTATGCTGGTGAATATTTATTTACGATTGATTGGGCTCATCCAGAGCCTAATATCCTCGATACTGAGCATAGTGAAATACCCCAAGAACATAAGTGTGGACATGTTCTGGCACTTGATAACGGTAATTATGCTATTCAGCCTAATAATCGTATTCTTTGGAATGTGCCTAGTTTTACTACTGCATCACATTGGCCTGACTATAAAGTTCAAACTTCTTACTGGAATGTCGAAAATAAAGATTTTATATCTGAAGATAGCGACAAGATGTTCTACGAAATAAATAAAAAATAATTTTCTTTTCTTTTGTAAATTTATTTGTATAGTGACTGTCTCAATCATAAACAAAGAGGCTACTATGGCTAAAAAGAAAAAATCTTTCGAAAACATTATCGAAAGCATTAGAGACAAACAAGCTGAAATAGATGATCTTCTGAACGACTTAGAAGATAAGTATAACGCCGATACTGATTCAGGATCCGAGGATCAAGATGATTTTGATTCGGACAATGATGATACTGACGAAGAATAGATAAACTTTTTTGTTTACCCTAGAGCTTATAAACTCTAGGGTAGATACATGATTAATATTTCAATACTACTTCCTACACGTAAGCGAGTAGAAACTTTAAAAAAATCTGTAGAGTCATTAATAAAAAAATCAAATAATCCTAAATCTCTTCAATTTTTATTTGCAATAGACGATGACGATATAGAAACTATAAAATTTTTAAAGACAACTAATTATCCAAATCAAGTAGTACTTACATTTAAACCTATGGGATATGAAAATATTCATAGGTATAATAATTCTTTAGCTCTTCACGCTAAAGGTAAATGGCTAATGTTCTTTAATGATGATGCGATAATGACTACTCAAAATTGGGATGGAAAAATCATGAGCCGTAGATCCAATTTTAGAGTGCTTAAAGTAAGAGAACAAACTGGACACCCTTATGCGATATTTCCAATCTTTCCTAGAGATTGGTTTATGCTTTTAGATCATATCAGTCTACATGGTCAAAATGATGCGTGGATCAGTGAGATAGCTTATAGTTTAGATATAATGAGAGATGTGGATATAGATATAATACATGATAGAGCAGATATCACTGGTAATAATAATGATGAAACTTTTCAGTTAAGAAAATACAATGAAGGAAATCCCGAGGATCCAAATGATCTTCACAGTGAACGTATGCAAAATTTTAAAGTAAGAGATATACAAAAATTAGCATGGTACCTAGAAAAAATAGGTCAAAAATCAGAAGCATGGGAATTAGTGTTAGCACAAAAAAGAGATCCCTTTATAAGATTAAAAGAATTGTTTAATATATATAGTCAAAAAGGAGCTATAGGAGTAGGACTTCAAAATGCAAGAACAGATAGTAAAACAGAAGTTGAACGAAGCGATCACACTTTATCAGAAAACTAAAGATAAGCGTGCTCTTGATGCTATAGAATTTTTTAAAAATTTATTAAATAATAATATTTCTCGAAAAAGTTTAATAGCATATGCTAAACATATGTACCCGGGATACAAGGATCCTGCGCATATACAACTCATTACTAAAAATTTAGAATTATTAGAAGCGGGAGAAATTAAAAGACTTGCAGTCTTTATGCCACCACGACATGGAAAGTCTATGTTATGTAGTGAGTTCTTTCCAGCATGGTATCTTGGAAATAATCCAAACGAATTTATTATACAAGCAACTTATGCTCAAGAGTTAGCTGATGACTTTGGTCGTAAAGTAAGGAACCAAGTTCAATCGCCTGATTTTAATAAAGTATTTCCACAAGTAGGATTACGATCTGACTCTACAAGTGCGAAACGTTTTCATACAATGCAAGGAGGAACTTATAGTGCGGTCGGTGCTGGTGGAGCGATTACAGGTAGAGGTGCGCATTTATTAATTATAGATGACCCAATAAAAGGAAGAGAAGATGCGGAATCAGAAGTTCAACGAAGAAATTTAATAGACTGGTATAAATCGGTAGCTTACACACGATTACAACCTGGTGGTAAAATTATATTAATTCAAACAAGATGGCATCAAGACGATTTAGCAGGTTTCATTTTACAAGATACTCAAGAGAAGTGGAAAATATTGGATCTACCAGCAATTGATAGTAGCGGTAATGCATTATGGCCAGAAGCATACTCTAAAGAAGATTTAGAAAAAATTAAAAATACAGTAGGTCAACGTGTATGGCAATCTCTTTATCAACAACAACCTTCTAATGAAGAAGGATCTATTATTAAAAGAGATTGGTGGAATATTTACGAAGATAAAAAAGTTCCAGTATTAAGTTATGTACTTCAATCTTATGATACGGCGTTTAGTACATCATCTACAGCTGACTTTAGTGCGTGTACTACATGGGGAGTTTTTACAGCACGAGATAAAGAAAACTTACCTTATGCTGCATGTATATTATTAGACGCATGGAAAGAAAGATTAGAATATCCAGATTTAAGAAAACGTGCGCAAGATAGTTATAGAGAATGGATGCCCGATGGAGTGCTCATTGAAAAACGTGCCTCGGGTCAATCTTTAATACAAGATATGAGAAGATCAGGTGTACCTGTTATTACATTCTCTCCTGAGCGAGATAAGGTTTCAAGAACACATGGAGTTGCAAGTATGTTTGAAGGAGGATTAGTCTTTACACTTGATAAAGAATGGACTAAAGACGTAATAGAGGAATCTGCTCAATTTCCTTACGGAAAGCATGATGACGTACACGATACATGTGTACAAGCTCTTATGCGAATACGTGAAGGATTTTTAGTAGTGCACCCAGATGACCCTGAAGAAGATTATGACGAAAAAGTTACAAAATACAGAAAACACAAACGTTATTACTCTTAACGTTTTTAATAGAAAACCATCATCACGAGTATTAGCTCGTCATGAAAACGATAAAGTTATAGATTGTTTACACAGTGCGGCTATAGCTATTACAGATAGAATGGATCTAAAAGGTTATGCTTTAGTAGCATGGGATAAGAAAGGAACTCCTTGTATATCTTATTATGCAGATCATCCTGAAAATCCTATATCTGATATGATGATTCCTAGCTTTACACAAACTTGTTTTCAGGGTATAGTTTCACAACGATTATCGAAACCGGAGGATTTAGATGGCGAAGAATAATAAACAATATGGAATAGAAGATGTAAAAGCTTCTAATAAAAGATTTTACGAAAAGTTTCCTAGTGCTAAAGAAGATGCTGCAATGCTTAAAAGAGCAATGCAAGATAATGCAAATGACATTGTAAAACAAGTAGATCAAGAAAAAGTTGATCGTGAAAACTTTGAACAAAGTTTAATGGGAATTAAACCACAAGGTATTATCATTAAGAGAGTAATTTAATAGTGAAAAAAGTTAATACTAAAAAATTAGAAAAAGGTTTAATGCCTTCTAAGTCTAAAATGAAAAACAAAAATGGTAAAAAAAACTCCAGTTGTTGACATGATAGATGAAGGTATAGCCCTTCAAGGTGATTACTATTTAAACGAAGAAGAAAGAAAGTATATAGACGATGAAAGAGAAAAGAATAAAGGAAAGAAACTTTACTTTGATCCAGATATTGAATATATAGGAAGCATCGAATCATTTGATGATAATGGTTTTAAAAAAGGACAAAATAAATCAAGAGGTTAATAATGGCAAAAAATACTAAAGAAGTTACTAAAGATATTTTAGATGTAGAATTTGAAGATATATCAAAATCAAAATTATTTGATGATGATGGATATATGGAAGATCAAGATTCAGCAAGAGAAGATGATATGGAAGATTCAGCAAGTGAAGATGAAGAAGATTCAGATGTTGCTGAAGTTGTTCCAATCTCTAAAGATAAAGGTCCTTTAGAAAAAGATGTCTACCCACAAGGTCGTAGAGATAAATTTAAAAATAACGAAAGACCTAATCCTTATGATAAAAGAAAAGTATGAAAATATCAGCAGGATCAGGTTCTGGTTTAGGTCGTTTACAAAAGTCTATGACTGTTAAAAAGCCAAAGAAAAAAAATGGCAAAAAAAAGTAATCCATACGGTACGGGT